ATGATACGTGTTGAAAAATATTCCATGAATATCTGAAAATTGGAAAATTGAAAAAATGTATATGAATAATTGAATTGGATGATTGTTATCTGAAAAGAAATTTTATTTTTGACTGGAAAAATTTTGAGGAATGTCAAAATACCCAATAAAGTGGAAAGAGGATTTGTCAAGGCAGGTATATTTACTGTGTCTGCTTGGGGCAACCGATCGTGAGGTAGCTGAGGTGTTGGGAGTGGAACCCGTGACGATTGATTTTTGGAAACGCACAAAACCCGAGTTCTCTGAAGCAATGGAGAGAGGGAAAATTCAGACCGACGCTAAGGTGGCTGAGTCGTTGTTAAAGTGTGCTCTCGGGTATGAATATGAAGAGGAAGTTGTCCATGTGGTGAAAGGAGAGGTGGTAATTACAACAGTTAAAAAGTATAAAGGACCCGATGCGTGGGCGGCAAATAAATGGTTGTCGTTGCGTCAGAGAGAGAAGTGGTCGGAATCTCATAATATTTCCATAACAGATAATCGGACAGTCAATATCAATAATTTTAATATGGATGATATGTCGACGGAGGAATTGATGTTGATGAAATCCATAATATCAAAACAATTACCACAAGCGGATGCCGGAGATTGATGTAGAATCAAAAAAGGAAAGGATGAGGGTATTATTGGAAAATCCCCTCCTTATAATCCGGGAACTTAATAATCGGTCTTTTTATCATTTTCTCCAGTATTTCTGGCCTGTTGTCTCCGCTCATCAATTTCAACCCAACTGGCATATCGAGTATCTTTGTGGGGAATTGGAACATATCGCTTATCGGGTAGCGGAGAAAAAACCAAAGGAATATGATGTAATTATCAATGTGCCTCCGGGTTCAACAAAAACTATCACATGCTCAATAATGTTTCCCGTATGGTGTTGGACCCGATGGTGGTGGATGAGGTTTATCTGTGCATCCTACTCGGGAGCTTTGTCGTTGGAATCTGCAGAGTCTTGTAGGGAACTTGTGAGATCGGGAAAATTCCAGGAACTATATCCCGACATTGATATAAAAGAGGATAAGGATACCAAGTCAAATTTCAAAATGGTGAAAAAAGAAGTGGTATCTCCAGGTCGTCCTCCAAAAATCACTCCGGGTGGATATCGGTTTTCAACATCCGTCGGTGGTACCCTTATGGGATTTCATGGTGATATATTGATCGTGGATGATCCGATCAATCCCACTCAGGCCATATCCGAGATTGAACTCGGGAATGCAAATCGTTGGATGGAACAAACCCTCTCAACCCGTAAAACCGATAAGGCTATTACCCCTACCATATTAATAATGCAACGTCTTCATCAGGATGATCCATCAGGACACCTTCTGACAAAACAAAAGGAAAATATTAAACATATATGTATTCCAGGGGAATGTCGTAATTTTCGTAATCAGGTATCCCCTCCGGAATTGATAAAATACTATCGAGACGATCTGATGGATCCAAATCGACTGTCTTGGCCGGTGTTGGAAGACCTTCAGGCTGACCTTGGTCAATATGGTTATGCCGGACAGATCGGACAGAATCCGACTCCTCCAGGTGGAGGAATGTTCAAGGTTGATAGGTTTACTGTCCTTACCCAAATGCCTTCTCCTGCTCATATTGTAAAAACAGTCCGTTATTGGGATAAAGCCGGAACACAGGATGCCGGAGCGTGGACAGCGGGGGTGAAGATGTCCCTGTTGATGAGTGGAAGGTGGGTTATAGAGGATGTAAAGCGTGGTCGTTGGGGGACAGACGAAAGGGAAAGGATAATAAGAAACGTGGCGGAAACTGATGGGAAATCATGTCACATCTGGATAGAACAGGAACCAGGATCTGGCGGTAAGGAGTCGGCAGAAGGGACAATAAGGAACTTAGGGGGGTATTTGGCTTATGCCGAGAGACCAACAGGTGATAAGGCATTTAGAGCTGATCCATTTTCCGTTCAGGTAAATAACGGGAATGTAATGCTCCTGATTGGAAATTGGCACAGGGACCTCATAGAAGAGCTTCGGTTTTTCCCAGCTTCCACGTACAAAGATCAGACTGATGCCTGTAGCGGGGCTTTTAGCCATTTAACACAGAAAAAGTTTGCTCAGAGGATTACTTAACAAATGATTAGATTTAGACATATATCTGGAATTTATCAAATTCAATCCAAAATAAATGGAAAGATTTATATTGGAAGTGCCGTTAATATAGGAAAGCGTTGGAAAGAACATATTATGTCCCTTCGGTATAATAAAAATACTCGACACTTACAAAATCATACAAATAAATATGGGGTAGATGATTTAGTGTTTTCTATAGTAGAGAGTTGCCCTAAGAAAAAATTAATAGAAAGAGAACAATATTATATGGATTTACTTCATCCTGCTTTTAATATTCGGAAGAAGGCTGAAAGTAATTTAGGAGTAAAATTTACAGAGGAAACAAAAAGAAAAATATCAGAGTCCCAAAAAGGTAAAATTATACCAATTGAGCAACGGCAACAAATTTCCAAAACTTTATTAGGTCATATTCCTTGGAGTAAAGGAAGGAAAATGAAAACTCCCCCTTGGAATAAAGGGAAAAAGGGATCACAAGTACCTTGGAATAAAGGAAAGAAAGCAAGTCCGGAAGCCCTTCTCCACCAGAGTATTTCTCATAAAGGATGTAAAATTTCTGAAGAGACTAAAAGGAAATTATCAAAAAGCCTTTGTAAAGCAATAGAAGAAAGAGGGGGTCATTGGAATAAAGGATTTCATCATTCTGAGGAAACCAAAGAGAAAATAGCTTTATATCAGAAAGGAAGGAAGAAAAATCCGGAATCAGTAAGGAAATCTGCTGAGAAAAGAACAGGACGTATTGTCTCCATGGAAACAAGAATGAAAATAAGTGAAAGTAAACGCAAGAAAATTATATAAATTTGCTCAACGTATAACATAAAAAGAAATGAAAAAAGTAATTGGAAATTTATACACTCGTAAAGGTGGTTCTGCTGAGGAAAGGGTTTCAGAACTCAAACGTATTCTTGGCTTGGGAACGGCGGCGTATACAGCTTTGACAAATTACATTGCTCACTCACTGGCTACAGCAGCAAATGATTTCCTGGTAGCATCAGGTTCTGGTACGTTTGTTAAGAAGACTGTAGAGGAGACACGCACTATTCTTAATAAACTCTACGAAGCACAAGAAGATATTTCTTCAGGAGAATCTGAAACTACTTTGAGTATAGATACTTATTTGTCGTTAATTTCTACTGATAGTGCAGGAGATACTTTCATTCTTCCTGACGGGGATACAACAGGACAGGTAAAGAAGATTTTGATGAAAGCTGACGGTGGTGATAGTGTAGGTGATGGAAATGGAGTTGTTACAGGAACATTTGGAAGTGATGTGAGTACACTTACATTTAATACTACTGGAGAATTTGCTCTTTTACAATGGAACGGTTCTCAGTGGGTGGCTTTGGAGTTAGGATCAATGTTAGATACTACCAATGCTCCGGCATTTAGTTCGTAAACTTATAAAAACTAAAATACAATGGCAAACAGTAAAAGTTCAGGAAATAATTATGAGTATGCAACAGTAGATACTCAACCGACATCAGCCGGATACTTTACCAAAGAAATTGACAGCAGACACATAAATAAATTAGGAGCAAAATTGTTTTTCTCTATCAGGGAAACAGAATCAGATGTTTCTGCTGCTCCTTCAGCATTATCTTCAGTAACAGTAAAATTACAGTTTAAGTGTGTTGGAGATGAAGGCTGGACTGATTTTGTTCCATTGGATGGATCAAGTTTTGCTATTGGCAACCGTGTTGAGATTGATGATAATGGAAATGGAGTTTTGTGGAGGGCAGGGGTTGTGTCTGATGGTTATACAAGCGGAAGTGTGACTTTTGGGTTTGATTGGTAAAAATGAAAAGTTATGATTAAATCAATCATAAAAGATACGGTACGAAGCGTTGGGAAGTCGACTGTAAAGTCGATGGGGATGTCGTGGAGCCGTTACTGGACTTCACTGATTTCAGCAACAGTAGAAAACGCAGCACCGACAAATGTAGTGTTGACGTTTCCGACTGCAAAAACGAGTCTTGGTGCAAGTGATTTCACGGCAACTATAAATGGAACAGCAGATACAATTACAAATGCTACATGGGTGGGTGCAGTCCTGACACTTACCCTAACCACTGCTGTTGTTTATGGTGATGTTGTGGTAATAATGTTTATCAAGACAGGACAGGTGACTAATGTGGCTAATAATATTGTATGGTATTTACAGGGGGATATTTCTTCTGCAAACTGTATCGCAGCATATAAGTTTAGAGGTGCTGATGATATTAATAGTAGTTTTATAAACTTAGCTAATCCAGGAATATATGATCTATCATCAGGGGTTAATCCTGATTTTGATAATTTACTTGGATTAGTGTTTAATGGATCATCTCATTATAAAAAAACGGGTATTGTCCCTATTAATAATCAAACATGGTCAATGCTTGTTCGATTTTCAGGTTATCCCAAAGATGCTGATAGAAGCATGGCTGGTGTCTATGAGACTTATCTTGCATCTTTCTACACTCAAATGAATAAAACTTCGACATCCCGTAGATGGGGGAATGGTGGTACTGGTGGGAGTGGTGGTTATGTGACATCAGGTGTAATGGGTTTCGCCGGAAAAAGACCGTATTTTAATGGCATAGATATAGGAGGAGCAGACCTACCCTCTCCATCAGGGAATATTCCACGAGAGATATTTATTGGTGCTTTGAATTATTTAGGTAATCCCATTCAATATTGGCAAAAGGGCATACAGGCAATCGCAATTTATGATACAACGTTAACCCCAACCCAAATGCTTGCGGTTTCAACGGCAATGAACTATATGAATAATGAAAAATCAAAAGAGTATGTAAATCAAAAATTCGGGGCTTTCATTTGTTGGAATATGCCAACATTCCAGAACTTAGAATGGGCTTATGCTGATGTAGATGTTGATACTTTCGCCCCAACTGACTTAGATATAGATAACTGGCTTGATGCCATATCTGATGCTAATATGAAATATGCAACACTGACAGTTAAACACCATGATGGATTCTGTTTATGGCCCACTGAATTTGCTGATCCAGGACATGATCCTTATTCGATAGCACAAACCACATGGTATGCTGCAAATGGTAGTCCAGACATAGTAAAACTATTCGTAGATGGTTGCAATACCAGGGGTATAAAACCATGCTTGTATTACTCGATTTGGGACAAAACTCATGAAGCGAGGAGTGGTACCGATGACACGACTGATGCAGCCGCTTATATCGCAATGATTGAGATGCAACTTACCGAATTACTTACAAACTATGGCGATATTTATGCTATCTGGTTTGATGGATGGGATTGGGGCACCCCCGGATTGGTGCCCTCCTATACTACTATCCCATTTAAAACAATTTATGATCTTATAAAGGGATTACAATCAGATATAATAATCTTATCAAACGACAAATTTGGTGATAGAATATACAGTGAAGTGGCGATAATTGAAGGGTGGACTGATCCAGTAGCAAATAACATCTACCCTACCGAAGTAGCGGCATCTATTCGCACTGATGGAACCTGGTTCCATAACAATACAAGTGATCAGACAGATGCTGCATTAGTAGCAACAGCAACACTACAGACATCTTTACAGACTGCGATAGAGAGGAATGCTTGTGTCAATATCTCTTTGTCTCCGGACAGGACAGGACATCTGCCACCTGCGCAAATAACGAAAATTTTAAATGTTGGTTCGGTATTATAGTGATCACGGATAACTACGACAACAAAAATATGAGTTTGTTCAAAAGATATAAAACGATTAAAGAGATGATTCCTGGATTTCTTAAAGAAAAAGAAGTAGCAGTTCAGAGAAAGTCTTTTTTACCGTATATAAATGCTTCCAAAGTACTTACAGCTTGGCTTGAAGATCATGGGAAAGCAGATGTTCCTATGAAAAGAATTACTTCACAAAATATGGCGGATTTCTTTTTATATCTTGGAAAAGAAAAGAATTTGGATAAACCATCATGTGAACATTTCCTTCTGAATATTCGGCAGTTATTCCGTTATGCTTTAAAGAGAGGAGAGATAGATAATCTTCCATTTGATCTTATTATTATGCCTAAAAAGAAACCTGATCAGGGAGCAGATATTATTCCACAGGATACTCTTAAACCTCTTTTACTTGAGATTAAGGAGAAGGATCCCCAATTATATTTAGCATGTATGATCCAGTATTATTGTTTTATTCGTCCGGGAAAGGAGTTGAGATTACTAAAGGTTGGGGATATTGATTTTGAGTATGGAACTATTACAGTAAGACAAGAACTGGCAAAAAATAAGAAACGGCAGATTGTAACCATGCCCCAGCATCTTATTAATATTTGTAAAGATTATGGGATTGATCAAGCAGATAGTTCTTTATATGTTTTTGGGAAGAAGAAGATTGCCGAAAGCAAACCTATTAGTGTAAATATGCTTCGATGGCGATTTAATAAGTTTCGTAGGCAGTTTAATCTTTCCAATAGAATTAAGTTTTACTCATTTAAGCACACTGGGGCATCTAATTTACATATGTCAGGGATTTCTATGAGGGAACTGATGGATCAGTTAAGACATTCAAAACTGGAAGCTACTTCTCATTATTTAAAACAACATTGTGGAATAGTTAATGAACGTATTAGGTATAATTTTCCAAGTCCAATATAAAATGATACCAAAAGACAAAATTAAACATCTTGTATTTGGATCAGGTATTACAACCGTCTGTGCATTTGCAATAATCTTTATCTGGTCACCAGTACTTCATCCAGAAGTTACTCTTATTTCTGGTGTAATAGGTAGTTTGGCAGGAATAGGTAAAGAGTTGGTTTGGGATAAGTGGTTAAAGAAAGGTACACCAGAATTTAAGGATGCTTATGCTACAATCTGGGCAAGCCTAACGACAGCAATATTGATTTACATGGCATACATAGTTTATTTGAATATTACACTTTAATAAGATGCTATTTTTATTAGGAATTAGCATATGACAGAAAAATTACTTAACATTTCAAAGATAGCCAGTTGTATAACTGGGGCATTTGCGGCACTCGTTGTTCTTTTTGGGGCTTTTAAGTTTATAGATTCCACTAATGATACTATTACTCTTTCAAAGCAAATGGTGCTCAAGGTGGATAGTATATATAAGGCATTTGATAATGTACAATCACAAAGTTATCGTGTAAATCAATCAATTCAGGATTTACAACTTGATATTGTTTCATTAACACGTTCTTTAGATAATACACAAAAATCGTATGGTCGTTATCTTATGCGTGATAATTCACTGACAAAAGAAGAATTTTACCAATATATGGATGGATTAACGGTTGAAAAGGTAAGCTGGCAAGATACATTAAAAACAAAAATTACAATCCGTAAAAAACAATGACTGCAAAAAAGAAATCTACTGAGGTTGATGTGATGAATGAAATCAACCGTGTTCCGATGACTCCTTCAAGTCGGGAGAAGATGAGTTTAAATATTTATGATCTTCAGTATTTAATTCGTCTTCAGGATCTAAGCAATGAAGCTTTCAAACAAACATTTGATGAAGAGTTTCGAAAGGATCTTGTTGTATCTATCGCCAAAGAGCTTGCGGAAGTATTGGCACCAATCAACGATAAGCTTGCGGAATTGGCAAGAGGTCAATCAGAATTGGTAAAGGGTCAACTTGAAATGGCTGCTGATATAACGGAAATAAAAGAAAAGATGCATATCTTGGAAGAGGATGTTGATGGCACTAAAAAGCAGATAAAAGACATTACCATTGAATGTAGTAAGCGTGATAAGGTGCTTAAAGACCTTAAAACTAAAGTGGAAGCACTTCAGCCGGATTCAATAATTGAAATACGGAAAGAAATGAAAGAACTTTCTCCATTGCTTAAAAAGTCTGTTAAAGTAAACAGCATTTGGAATATAGCATTGAGGATTGTTGCTGGTATTATTTTGGGAATTTCATTAGTTTGGTTATTACTTAAATACACATGGAATCTATTATGATATTTAAAGATTTTGCAGCAACAAACGTTGCACAGGTATTTGGAATGGTATTTATGGCAGTTTGTGTGGTTGTGATTGTTTACTATCTTTTCAAAGATTTGAT